AATTAGGAGAAGAAAATGGCAGGTTCAGTTGTTGTAGGATGCAGGCTTCCACATGGGTTATTACTCCAAGTGGATGCAGTCGAAATCGAGTTGAAAGGCGCTAATCGCTCAGAAATCATTGGCGGTGATTGTGGTTATACCACCGTTGATGCTGATGTATGGGCTAAATGGGTAGAGCTGTATAAAGACTTTGCTCCATTGAAAAACGGTGCTTTATTCGCGGTAAAAGACGAAGCTGGCGCGAAAGCAAAAGCTAAGGAAGTTGCCAAAGAAAAAACTGGATTCGAGGGTGCATCGCAAAACGAATCTGGCGTTTCTTCTGCTAACGCATAAGGTGTTGATGTGGCTGTAGTTACGTTTGATCCAAAAGGTTTCAAAACAAGATACCCTGAATTTGACGGTATTGAGAATTCACGCTTGACGTTATGTTTTAATGACGCAGGCTTGTATTTGAATAACACCGACAACAGCCCTGTATCAAACGTAGCTCGCCGCACTTCATTGTTGTGGATGCTAACCGCTCATATTGCTTTTCTGGGCGGTTACATTGACTGCGGCAATAATGGACAGCCTAAGCCAGTAGGTCGAGTTTCTAGCGCCTCTGAAGGCTCTGTTAGTGCTGATTTAGACTATATGCAAGCCACACCAGGCTCAGGCGCATGGTTTAACCAAACTCAATATGGCGCTGCTTTTTGGCAGGCCACTACCAGTCTTCGCGGATTTAGATACCGCGCAAGACCAACTATGTACTGATGGCAATAGCAAATTCACTCGATGGCGCAGCCAAAAGACTCGAACTAAGGCTACAGCAGTTAGCAAGTGGGATGTCTGGCTCAGTTGAAGTTGGATTTGAAAAAGGCGCTACTTATGATGATGGTATGCCAGTTGCACAAGTGGCTTTTTGGAATGAGTACGGTACTCGAAAAATTCCAGCCAGACCTTTTTTTAGGACAATGCTGGCAAAACAAGCCAATACATTGCCGAAAAGTCTTGCTAAATATCTAAAAGAAACAGGTTTTCAAGGCGAGAAAACGCTGAATATCATTGGGCAAAAGTTACAAGACGAATTGGTAGTCAGTATTCGTAATTGGACGACTCCACCTAATGCGCCCTATACAATTAACAAAAAAGGTTTTAATAAGCCTTTGGTTGATACAGCACACATGATGAGATCGGTCAGTTTTAAGGTGAGCAATGATTAATGTCAGAGGTTTAGCCAACAATATTGCTAATGTCATCAACGACAATTGCCCTGTTACGATTTTAAGATCCGATGGATATACCATTGGTGACGGCAGAAAACAAATCCCAAAGTATGAATATCCTATTTCTGGCAACGCACAAGTACAAGCTTTAGATCATGCCGATTTAAAACAGCTTCAAGGCTTGAACATGGAAGGTGTTTATCGAGCCATTTACTTATGCGGATCACTTCACGGTGTTATTAGAAAAACCGGAGAAGGCGGAGATTTGGTAAAATATAACAATCAAACTTGGTTAATTACCAAGATTCTTGAAACATGGCCTACATGGACTAAGGCTGTCATCTGTCTACAGGTTGATTAAATATGAGCAACAATACTGTTTTGAATCCTGGGTTTGGTGGTGACACTATATCCACAGAAGATTTGGGCGCAAGCAAAATACAAAGAGTAAAGATTGCATTAGGCACATCAGGCGTTGATGGCGGCAATATTAGCGGCTCTAATCCATTGCCTATCACCAATGGGCCTATTATTGGCGGCAATCAAATTAATATCAATGCGGCTACCAATCAATCTTGGAACTGGACTGGCGGAGTGTTGCAAAATATTCAATACACAATCGGTGCTAATGTTTATCAAAAAACCTTTACTTACACATCAGGAAACTTAACCAATATCACTTGGAGCCAAATTGCATGAGTAATATTGAAAGCTGGTGGGAAGGTTATCAGGTATTTAAAGGACAAGTATCAACAGGCGGAACATCTGGATACTCTGGATATTCAGGTCAAAGCGGTTTTTCAGGTTACTCTGGATTTTCTGGTAGTGGTATTTCAGGCTATTCTGGGGAAAGCGGCTATTCCGGTGCTAATGGTGTTTCTGGCATCTCAGGTTTTTCAGGCTACTCTGGGAGTGGTATTTCAGGTTACTCTGGAAGATCTGGTTTTTCAGGCGCTAATGGCGTTTCAGGTACTTCAGGTTATTCTGGATATTCAGGAAGTGGTATCTCAGGGTACTCTGGATTTTCAGGATATTCAGGCGCTGTTGGCGCAAGCATTGCTATTAAAGGCACTGTGGCTACAGTGGCTAATTTACCATCAAGCGGTAATTTAAAAAATGATGCCTATGTTGTAACTGCTGATAGTCATTTATATGTTTGGACTGGATCGGCATGGAGTGATGCTGGACAATTTACAGGCACTTCAGGTTTTTCAGGTTTTTCTGGTTTTAGCGGATACTCTGGAAAATCTGGTTTTTCTGGATATTCTGGGATCAATGGTACGAATGGTGCATCAGGATTTTCTGGTGCTGCCGGTGCTTCTGGTTTTTCTGGGTATTCAGGTATTAATGGCTTGTCTGGCGTATCAGGATTTTCTGGTCAAGTAGGTGGATCAGGTATCTCTGGTTATTCTGGCTTTTCTGGGTATTCAGGATCAGGGGTTTCAGGATACTCTGGAAAATCTGGTTTTTCTGGTATTTCAGGTTTTTCTGGGTATTCAGGCGCTTCCGCAAGCAGTTTATTTGTCAGTATTAAAGATTTTGGAGCGGTAGGTAATGGAACCACAAATGATACTACTGCAATACAAAACGCCTTAAACAGCTTAGGTACAGCAGGTGGTTCAGTTTATGTGCCTAATAACTACAGATGCTTGGTCAGCGGTAGCTTAACTATCCCTAAAAATGTGTCTCTAGTTGGGCCACATTTATCGCCAGGCATGGCTGATTATTCGCCAACATCATTTAATACAATGGGTGGTGCAATATTATTAAGCTCAGCAGCCACAATTAACTTGAGTGGATCATCGGCTATCTCTGGATTGTTGATTTATCGTGCTGGAATGACATTTCCTATTTCAAATACTTCAGGTTATGCAGGCACGGCTATTACAGGCAGTTACTCCGACTGTACGTTTGTGGAAAATTGCATCATCATTGGTTTTAATCAAGCTTGTCGAATCAGCAATTCTGAACAATTACGATTCAACAATCTCTGGCTAGACAACATTAATGGCATTGAAATTTCTGGCGCACCTGATGTTTGTTATATCTCAAACTGTCATGCTTGGCCTTTTGCAAGTAGAGGAGGAACCGACAATGGCACAAGATCAGGCACTGCTTTTTATTACCATGATGTTGCAGATTGGATAAAAACAACCAATTGTTTTTCTTATGGATATGCACATGGATTTGAAATTAATAACGTCAATAGCGCACAGTTTATTGGATGCGGAGCAGATAACTTATACACTACTGCGCCTGGATTACCAGGATCAATAGGATTTAACGTACTTGGCACATCTACAGGTACTGTGTTCTCTAATTGCCAAGCTGCCGCCCAAGATTATGCGGGGTTTCATTTTTCAGCATCTTCTGTATTTAATGAAGTCGTAGGGTGTAGTGCATGGGGGAATTATTCTGCAATTATTGTTAATCAAGGCAATGTCGATATTAACAGTTGTCTGTTTAATGGTAATGGATTAGCTAATAGCAGAGGCATAGCAATAGGCAATGCTGCTTCAATTGTTAATGTTGATAATTGCAACTCAAATGACATGGTATTGGCTGATATTGAAGCTTCCGTATCAACAACATTGTTAAGTGTTGCCAATACCAACTCATTAAGATCGTCTGTTCCCGTTTTGTATAACGGAAATCTTAATGCGCGTTCAATTGCTTCAGCTTCTACTATTACCATTCCTACGTCTGTTTTGGTTTGCAATGTAACAGGCACAACAACAATAAATAACGTATTGAATGGTTGGGCTGGGCGGCAAATTACATTAATTTTTAATGGAGCATTAACTGTTGTTAATAGCGCAACTGCAAATACAGGTGTTCGATTAAAAGGCAGTACAAACTTTTCGGTCAGTGCAGGAGTTAGTTTAACTCTAGTCCACAATGGTACACAATGGTTTGAAATAGGCAGAAACGCATAATGACATTATTTGTCCCGTCAATCAGTGTCGATCAAGTCATAGATGCACTAGGTGACTATGTGCAGTTGTTTACAACCGCTAAGATTGTTCGCGGTAACGTAAATAGAACTGCAATGCCATCAAGTGCATTTATCGAGTTGACTGAAATAGCATCCGTTTCGCTCAATAAGCCAATCGAAATCTATGGCGAATCAACTGGAACATTAAATGAGCATACACGCATTGATGTTCAGATTGATTTTTATGGATGGGAATTAAGTGAAGTAGCTAAGGCGGTTCATGCCTCATTCAGAACAATATGGGCGGTGGATAGATTCCCGTCAAACATAGCGCCATTGTATTGCAGTGATTTACTGAAGATGCCTATCATTAATGCCGAGCAACAGCATGAACAAAGATGGACAATGACAGCTTCAATGCAATACAACCCTGATGTAGTAGTTCCACAAGACAGCTTTGATACGCCAGGTGATATTGGCGTTATTCCTGCTGATGTATTCTATAGTTAGTAAAAATGGTAAAATAACGCAACTTTTTATTTAAAGGCAATAACATGACAGCATCGATCCCTATTTCAAAAGAAGTTACCGTCATTCCTGGTGTTGTCGGAACAGGTGGTAACCCTCTTTCTTTAAACAGCATTTTCTTTACACAAAATGATATTGCGCCAGCAGAAGCACTTTTGAGCTATTCAAATGCTACTGATGTTGGTGATTATTTTGGCACTACTTCAGCCGAATACGCAGCAGCAGTTTGTTATTTTGCAGGTTTTGAAAACGCATCAGCACTACCTGGCACGTTGTACTTTTATGGGTACAAAAATGCCGATTCCCCTGCTTGGCTTAGAGGTCTTTCATTAGCAGGTCAGCCATTAAGCTATTACCAAGCTTTAACGGGTTCATTAAGCATTGTTGTAACAGGTGTTACCTATACAGCAGCGTCATTGAACTTGTCTGGCGCAACCAGCATTGGCGGAGCTGAAGGCACTTCTGTTGTCAATAAAATCAAAACTGGTTTAGGTTTTTCAGGTGCAGGCGCTCCAACGATTGCTTGGGATTCCGTTAGAAGCCAATTTGTTATCACTTCTGGCACATTGGGTAGTAGTGCAAACATTGCTTTTGCAACAGGCACTTTAGCTGATCCATTGGCATTATCCGCTGGCATTTTGTCGCAGGGTGTCAATGCGTCAACACCAACAACAGAAATGGATTCTGCAATCAATTTATCGACTGATTGGGCTACATTTACAACATTGTGGGAACCAACCAATAGCGATGCCATTGAATTTGCACAATGGACTCAAGCGCAAAATGACCGTTATGCGTTTATTGCATGGGATTCTGATGCTGGTAACAAAGTTGCTAACAATTCGGCTACTATTGGTGCTTTGATTGCTGCCGATGAGTTTGATGGCACATTGGTTGTTTATGCTGCAACTGGTGGTCAATACTTAGCTGCCGCAGTTGCTGGTTATGCTGCTGCAATTAATTGGAAAGCATTAAATGGCAGAGCAACACTGAAATTTAGACAACAAGCTGGCTTGTCTAGCTATGTGTCAGTTGTCAATAATGTTGCCGATGCCAATGCAATTTTAAGCAACAATGCTACTTACTTTGGTACTTATGCTGCACCAGGTATTGGCAATGCTTACAATATCTTTGCCGATGGCGCGATGAATGGCAGTCGTTTCAAATGGTTTGATACTTATATCGGTCAAATCTATTTGAACAGCCAATTAGCACTAGCCATCTTTGAAGGTTTGCTGCAAGTCAATATGGCTCCTTATAATGAGTTAGGTTATAACCTAATCAGACAATGGTGCGCTGATCCAATTACTGAAGCCTTAAATTGCGGCATTATTAGATCTGGTGTTTCGTTAAGCAACAGCCAAAAATCAGCTATTAACTATACCGTTGGCAAAGACATTTCAGTGCCTTTGCAAACTCAAGGTTATTTCTTAAATATTGCTGATGCTGATGCTCAAACCAGAGGTCAACGTAAAAGCCCACCAGTTAAGTTGTACTACATGGATGGCGGTGCTATTCAACAAATTACCCTTAATTCAATCGTGGTTCTGTAAGGAGAAATCATGGCTAATATTACTTCGGCTAATGCAGTATTTCTTATTACTGTTCCCGATTTGGCAATTGTTCACCAAGTGCAAGGTTTTGCTGCTGACGCAGCGTTTGATATTGGCGAACAAGATGTGGCGCAAAACTTGCTTGGCGTAGATGGTAAAAAATCTTCCGGTTGGATTCCACAGCTTTATACTCAAGCTATTCATTTACAAGCAGATAGTGACAGTATTAGTGTGTTTGACGCTATCTATCAGTTTCAAAATGCCAATAAAACTGTTTACAGCATTACTGGAACTGTTACTTATCCTGGTACTGAGAAGTCATACGCATTAAGAAATGGCACATTAACCAGCTATAAACCGTTTGCTGATTCTAAATCAGTGTTACAGCCACAAGATTTCTCGATTGTTTGGGAAAAAGTACAACCTACTTTGATCTAATATGAGAGAAATTAAAGATGTAGCTGGTGTCGGCAGAGATGCCGACAAGGTGTATCGCATTACTGAAATGCCTGCTGTTAAAGCTGAAAAGTGGGCATTGAAGGCTTTATGGGCTGTTGCATCTGCTGGTGTTGATATTCCAGAAGATGTCAGTAATGCGCCATTGGCTAAACTAGCTGAATTTGGTTTAAAGGCACTTGCAAAAGTGCCTTTCCATATAGCCGAGCCTTTATTGGATGAGATGCTGACTTGTGTTGAAGTGTTAACTGATGCGGGTGTTAGAAAGCTAATTGCTGATGATTTCCAAGATGTTAAAACCATTTTGAAATTACGCAAGGAGGTTTTATCTCTTCATGTTGATTTTTTTACACAAGATTAACGCCTGATTTTCGTATGCTTCCTCGTGGGAAGCATATTGAAGGACTATGTGAGTACGTTAATATTATCGGAATACATGGGGCGTTGATTACATCAAATCTGGCAACCTTGCATGAGCTACAGTCTATCTATAGCGCAAAGGATGCCTATGATCTTTTTGAACTTCTTAGTGTCAACCGATATAACGAGCGGATTATAAATGGCAACAGTAATTGAAAGCTTAGTAGTTAAGCTCGGATTAGATGCGAAAGGCTTTAAAAACGATGTTAAAGCCGTATCTAACGGTATTGATAGCATTGATAAAAAAACTAAAAAAGCTCAAAAAGAAGATACGGCATATAGAAAAAAAGCCAAAAAAGAACAGCAAGAAGCCGTTAAAGAACAATTAAAATCATTTAAAGAATTTAGTACCAGCGCAACAAAGCTATTCGCCAAATTCACTGCCGGTGCTGCTCTTGGTGAATTTATATCTGACACTGTTAAATCTAGCGCAAGCCTTCAAAGACTATCATCAAGCTTAGGTACGTCTGCCGGAACATTACAGACATGGAGTACGGTTCTCAATAATATTGGAGGAAATGGCGAGGACGCTATTAATACTATTTCAGGCTTGACTGATGCGATCACCTCTTTAAAACTTGAAGGCAATTTAGAAACCGCTAGATGGCTATCAAGAATTGGTGTTTCTGCCGCAAAAGACGGTCAGAGAAAGTCTGCTTCAGAATTGATGCAAGATATTCGTAGTGGCTTGAAGGCAATTGCATCACCTGAAGAACAAAGATATGTTGCGGCAAAGCTAGGCATTGGGCCTGATTTATTATACGCAATGAATCAAACCGATGAAGCGTGGAACACGTTAATTAACGATGCTGAACGTCAATCCAAAGTAATGGACGAACTTGGGCCTAAATCAGAAAAATGGATGAATTCATGGAGACAATTCTCATTAGAAGTCAAGTCAGGAGCTTTAGCAACTGTATCTGATTTATTAGGCTCAGATTTTTCAAAAGCCGTTCAGCAAACAATGTCTGGCTATGAATCAGGCGATTTCTTCAAATCATTGAGTCCAGAGAACTTAGGTAAAGCTATTGACAAAGACTTATGGTCACAATGGTATGACAAATTAACCAGTAAAGAAGGCGCTGTCGGTGCGACTGGGGAATGGTTAAAAGAGAAAGCCGAGAACTTGCTGAAAGGCGATACAAAAGGTAGTTTTAAGGAATTTATTAATGAATCAGCAAAGAAATATAATGTTGATGAAAGGATTTTATTCAATCTAATAAAAACAGAAAGTGGCTTTAATAATGCGGCTGTATCGCCAAAAGGCGCAAAAGGTTTGGCGCAGTTCATGCCAGATACCGCACAACAATATGGCGTTGATGTAACAGACCCAAGATCATCGACATTGGGCGCAGGTCATTATTTAAGTGATTTGCTAAAAATGTTTGGTGGCGATTATCAAAAAGCATTAGCTGGTTATAATTGGGGACAAGGTAATGTTATGAAGTCCATAAAAACGTATGGTAATGACTGGCTATCTCATGCTCCAATGGAAACGCAAAAATATGTTGCTAGTACAATGTCTATTGGTAATGTAACAATCAATACACAAGCAACAGATGCCGCTGGAATTGCTAGAGATTTTAAAGGAAAAATGGCGGCTTTATCTGAAAACGGGATGAAATAATGGCAAACGGTATTCCACAATTATTAGTTCCAAAATCAGCATCCGACATTGGACGAAGTGCATTGACACTTGCTCAGGGCGCTCTATGGGATTACTTAACCACTGAAACAAAGTGGGGTGTTTATTATTCAGGAACAACATATCCAGTTGTTCTTGGATATGTAGAGCCAAGCAGTATTAGCGGTGTATTAGGTCAGGCTACATCATTAGCAGGTGCTAAAGCATTGCTTAATGGCAACCTGTTAAGCCAAGAAGTGTTGATTGATAGCGTGGTCTCTTTATCTCAAAAGAAAGGATCTGAATTATCTAATTACCGTTTAGAAACAGGCAGCTTTGCGACTTTCAACAAAGTTGAAAAACCTAGACAAATTCAAATTAGATTAACGAAAGGTGGAACTGAAGAAGAACGTGGATTGTTTCTCACTTGGCTTGAAACAAGAGCAAAAGGTTTCACAACAGAAGTCACAACCTATCCAAAAAAGAAACTCAGTCAAATAAACCTTGATAATCAGCTAGGCGGCAATACATTGTCACTGACTCAGATTAATACCCCAAGGCTTCACGAGAATAACCTGTTTGATATTTATGTGCCAGAAGTTAATTACACCAATATGACGTTGGTTGATTACGCTATTACTAGAGAATCAAGGTCGGGTGTTAGCTTGATTATTGCGGATTGTACATTTCAAGAAGTCGTTGAAATTACATTTCAATACAAGAAATCATCAACCGATAACTCTAAAGCACCTGAAAATCAACCTGCTTTGCCAACTTCATCAGTATTGGCTAATAAGCCATCAAAAACAGGTCTTGATAAAATAAAAGGATTGTTGAAAATATGACAACTTTGCAGATACCTGTTGAGCCTGTTGCATCGCAATCGGTAGCAATTGTTCTAAATAATCAAAAGTGCATCATATCCTTAAAAGAAATGACAGGCAGGCAATATTTAAGTTTGTCATCGAATGGAAAAATCATTTGTCAAAATGTCTTATTGCAAAATAATTCTGTAGCCATTGGCGCAGCTTATACTGGTTTTGTGGGTGAAATTGTTGCTGAAGATTTACAAGGGAACGATGCGCCAATCTATACTGGATGGGGGGATAGATGGGTTCTTTTGTACAACGTAGATTAAGTTTTGAGTTTACGCTTGCCAACAATTTAACATTTGACGGAACTAATGATACCGTAATCATTAGTGATGTTAAGTCGCAATGCGCTATTGATATGCCAGGCAGCGAATCAATGCCATCCGCTTCCATACAGATTTACGGTATCGACAAAAAGACCATGGACGCATTAACTTTATATCCTTGGTCTGATAACTCAATTACTAGAACGCAAATTATCATAAGAGCTGGCACAAGCCAAAAAGATATGAGCGTAATTTTTTCAGGTCAAATATTTTCAGCGTTTGCCAATTATGAATCTGCACCTGAAGTTGCGTTCATTATTAGAGCGCAAACGGCTTTAGACAGTTCATTGGCAGCAGTAGACCCCTATTCATTTCCAGGGGTTGTACCTGTTGAAACTATTGCTAAAACATTAGCAAACGACCTCGGAGTTACGCTAATCAATACTGGTGTAACAAAAGAATTGTACACATTGACTGATGAATATTTAGCAGGAACAACTACGGCAAAATTGTGGAAACTTAGAAAGGACGCTAATATTGATGTGTATTTTGTGCCTCCAAACATGGAAATATGCGCCAAAAATATGCCAAGAAAAACTGATAATGTGGTGGTTATAGCGCCAAATACAGGCATGATTGGTTGGCCTGTCCCAGATGGAGCAGGCTTTGTTTATCTAAATGTTCTTTATAATCCAGCTATCTTTCATGGTGGTGAAATTGAGATACAATCAACTTATCCAAACACCAATGGTATTTGGTACGTTATTTCAATGACACATCAACTTGAAGCACAAGTATCTGGTGGTGCATGGATGAGCAAACTCATTCTTGGTCGAACTCAAAATAGCATCAGAACATAATGGCAGACACAATATTAGAACCTGTTGAGGTTACAGCGCAGTATCAACGACAAGCCGAACGTCAGGATTGGGCTAGTGAATACAACGAATTAAATTTTGTCATTCAGCAAAAGATTAGCCAACTACAGACTTCATCGCCTGTAAAAGTGGTTGCGGTAAGGCCAAGCAATACATTTACAGGATTTGTCGATATTTTGCCAATGGTGAGTCAGATTACAGCATCTGGTGTTCCGGTTGAACATCAAACAATCTTTAACGTGCCTTACTTACGATTACAAGGCGGTGTCAATGCAATTGTGATTGATCCTGTTATTGGTGATATAGGGATTGCTTGTTTTGCATCAAGAGATATATCGGCTGTTAAAAACTCAAGACAGCCATCACCACCTGGAAGCAAAAGATCGTATGATTTTTCAGATGCTCTCTACTTAGGTGGCATACTGAATTCTGCGCCAACACGTTTTATTCAGTTTACAGAAACAGGTATTATTATTGAAGCAAACGACCAGCTAACCATCAACAGTAATGTAACAATAAATGGTAATGCAACAATAAATGGTACTTTGACTAATAATGGCATCAATATGACAACACATAAACATAACGACCCGCAAGGCGGTCAAGTATCAGGGCCAGTATAATGTTTGACACTTTATATCTTGATGTAGACAGTTGGGATTTGACTTTAGATGCTGATGCTAACATTGCGATGGCAAGTGCGCCTTATGCTGCGGCACAGGATGTGGCATCAGCTTGTCGATTATGGTCTGGTGAATATATTTACAACACAACCCGTGGAATTCCCTATCAAGACGCTATATTGGGTCAGATGGTTCCTGTGAATGTGCTAACAAGTTTGTACAATAAAGAAGCACAAACCGTGCCTGACATAGCGACAGCTTCAACGCTTTTACAGTATAATAGACAAAGCAGAGCATTATCCGGTCAAATTCAATTAACGCTAGTGGATGGGTCTAATCTAAATGTCAACGTCATCTAATGTACCCGCATTAACCATTACTACGACAGGCGCTAGTGTTCCAGCAACTGAGGATATTCTTAATGGCGTTTTACAAGACTTAAATAGTGCTTTTGGTGGTAACTTAAATATCACCAATGTTGCTACTCCTCAAGCATATCTCGCTGAAAATATTACCAATTATCTAACTACGCTTAATTTCTCATTGGCGTATCTGTTAAACCAAATTGATCCGCTATATGCCGAAGGAAGATGGCAGGATGCTATTGGTCGTTTATATTTTATGACTCGCAATCCTGCGACAGCTACGGTCGTGTCATGCGACTTGATTGGTCAACCAGGATCAACATTAAACGCTGGCGCATTGGCAACTGATGGCACATACAGCTATCAATCATTAGGCACTGTTACATTTTCTACAGGCGGCACAGCAGCCGTTGAATTTGCTTGTACGACTTTAGGTGCTATTGCTTGTCCTGCTAATACATTAAATCGTATCGCCTTAGCCGCACCAGGTTGGGATGCAATCAACAATTTATCTGCTGGTGTAGTTGGTAATGATGTTGAAAATCGCGTTGATTTTGAATATAGAAGGCAACAATCGGTTGCTCAAAACGCCAATAGTTCCTCGCAATCAATTATTGGTGCTGTTTCAGATGTGTCTGGCGTATTAGATTGCTATGTCTACGAAAACTTTACCAACGCTGCGGTTACTGTTGGCAATACATCTTATTCTGTTCCAGCGCACAGTATTTACATTGCAGCAGTTGGTGGTGTTGATGCTGATGTAGCTACAGCTATTTGGACAAAAAAATCCATTGGTTGTAGCACAGTGGGTAACACTGCGGTTACAGTAACCGACACATCATCATTGGCAAGCCCTCAACCAACATACAGCATTAATTTTGAACGACCTGATGCGCTGCCAATTTACTTTGCAGTCAGAATTGCTGACCATCCTAATGTGCCATCAAATATTGTCGAATTGACACGCGATGCCATTATTAACGCATTTAATGGTGGTGATGGAGAAGGGCGAGCAAGAATTGCATCGGATATTTACGCAAGCCGTTTTTATCAAGATGTAATTGCTATATCACCATACGTTAAATTGTTATCAATCTTGATTGGTACGACCTCAACACCGACATTGACTGAGGTTTTAGTAGGTATTGACCAAGTGCCAACTATTGATGCAACTAATATTTCTGTGACTTTAGTCTGATGTTGCCGTTACTCAATAACCTACCTGAAGGCATCCCAAGCATTACTGAATCACCTAAGATTCAGATGCGCCAATATGATGCTTCACCAGTTATTCAAGCCATATTGGACTATTTGGGCGAAAACTTTTCAACTGCTGTTATCAATTCTATTTATAACCAATGTTGGAATATCCAAACTTGTTATGGATTATGGCTTGATATTTGGGGTAGAAAAGTGGGTGTCGATCGCAATATGCGAATCCCAGCTCAAGAAGAATGGTTTGGTTTTGATAATGCTAACGATGACTGGTTTCCGTTTAATGACGGCATTTTTTATACTTCAGGTTTAACAGAATCCTATAGTTTGTCTGACGAAGCCTTTCGATTATTAATTTTATCAAAAGCTGCCGCAAACATTACCAACTGCACGGCTCAAGCAATTAATAACTGGCTTAGCATATCATTTCCCAATCGAGGAAATTGCTATTGTGAAGATTTAGGCAACATGGCTGTTAGATATGTTTTTGAATTTAGTTTAGAAATTTTTGAAATTACAGTTTTAACCAATGGCAAGGTGTTACCAAGACCTGCTGGTGTTCGAGCAACTTTAGTAGTTAATGGAGTGACATATAATGTCAATTAGTACCCCCAATAAAATCACTGTACCGTTTGCTAATAGCGGCAATAAGAATACAATCCCAGTCCCTTCGCAAATTGCTATTACAACAGGGGCTGCTAGTTTCACTGATGGTTTTCCTCCATTGACCATGACACCAAAAGCATCAGGTGGTGTACCTCCTTTTGGTCAAGACATGAACGGCATTTTGTTTGCTGTAACTCAGGCATTACAGTTTAGCCAAGCAGGTGGTTCATTTGTTTATGACTCAGTCTATGCGGCATCGGTTGGTGGTTATCCGCAAGGCGCAACTGTTGCGGCATCTGATTTTTCTGGATATTGGATTAACACTATCGCCAATAATACGGCTGATCCTGAAGCATTTGGTTCTGGATGGAAACCGTATTGGCAATATGGCGCTACGCCATTAACCATGACCAATGCCAATATTACGTTGACTGCATTGCAAGCGGCAAAGCCATTGATTACGATTAGCGGTACGTTGACCGCTAACCTTAACTTAGTGCTTCCAACTTGGTTAAGCGAATGGACGATTACTAATAATACCACTGGTAATTACACTATTACTGCTAAAACTGCGGCTGGATCAGGTGTCGCATTGTTACCTGGTGCTAATCAAGTTTATGGTAATGGTACTAGCATTTTATACAACTTCCCTTCTGCATTAATTGCTAATGATGGATACCAACCATTGCCATCGGGTTTAATTGTTCAATGGGTTGAAGGCATAACAAAAACTAGCGGTGTTATCGAAGAAACATGGCCTAAAGCTTTTCCTAATGCCGTTTTGAATGTTGTTATTACAGAAGCTAATGCTTCTGGATGGGGTACAAACTCAGTCACAACTTTTGGTCAAAGCAGCTCAACTTTAACAACATTGAAAGGTAGAGGCGCTAGAGTTATGAATGGCGGCTCGATTATTTATGATACAGGTTTATCTTTTTATGCGGTCGCAATAGGTTATTAATCATGGCAGAAATCGATCCGGTAACATTTGGTGAATTGAAGGCTGAGGTTTCGTATTTAAAAACCGAAGTAACCAAACTTCGTGAAGATATTGAAACTTTGCTTGAATTAGCCAATAAGTCTAAAGGTGGTTTCTGGACTGGCATGACAATTGCAGCGACTATTGGTTCTGTACTCACACTCATTGTTACTAATATTAGTAACTTCAAGTAGGCATAAAAATGGCTCAGTTTCTTCAGGATATACGCCAAGGCGATGAATACATCATCAAAATTAATTTTGGCACTACAAACAACATTACTGGTTTTGAGTTCTGGCTAACTATTAAATCAGATTTTGATTTACCTGATAGCGAAGCGGTTTTACAGTTTACGACAACTGCCGGAGATTATGTAGGTGATGATCCAGTTCATGGAATTGTGTATTTAGTTGTGCCATCAGCAATAACAGGTGCGGCTGAGGCTGGACATTACTTTTATGACTTGCAAGTTAAAACACCAAC